TTGGTCTGCTCCCAGAGAGTGTTGCGCTTGGTGCGCAGTTCCAGAATCTTACTCATAGTGCATTTCCTCCATAGATAATTGATTGGTTGTGATATGAAAAACAGCCTGAATGCACATCACTTCATGCACTCAAGCTGCTTCATCAGGATATTGTAGGGGATACTGCCATCCTCGGTCTTGCCGTCCATGTCAAGGACAGGCCCCGGATTGGCAGGCGGTTCTGTCGGAGGGGTTTTCTCCGGCTCTTTGGCTTTTGGCTCGGTCTGTTCCGGCTTCACACCCAGACGGTTCAGGACGATTAGATCCATCTGACGGCTGGAGAAAAGGTGCCCTGCCGTATCCTTCTGGAACGGCTTCTTTTCTTCGCCCTCGCCCGGTTCACTGTCAGGGTCTTCTTCCGGATTCTCCGGGTCTGCCGGGTCACTGTCCGGCTCCTCCTCTTTCTTTTCAAAAAGGATCTCGTCTGCAAAGCCCAGCTCCACCGCCTTCTTCGCATTCATCCAGGTCTCATTGCTCATGAGGTTGGCGATGCGGGCGTGGCTGAGTCCGCTCTTTGCAGCATAGGCATTGATGATGCTTTCCTTGACCTCGGTCAGCACCTCGATGGCCTTTTCCATGTCCTTGGTATTGCCCATCGCAACCGTGCTGGGGTCATGGATCATCAGCATGGCAACGGGACTCATCTGGACAGTGTCACCGGCCATTGCCACAACAGATGCGGCAGATGCCGCAATCGCATCGATCTTGACCGTGATACTGCCCTTGTAGTCCTTCAGCATGGTATAAATCTCGGCAGCGGCGAACACATTGCCGCCCGGAGAGTTGATCCAGACGGTCAGATCCCCCTCGCCGGATTCCAGCTCATCCCGGAACATCTGCGGCGTGATCTCATCGCCCCAGAACGATTCCTCGTCGATGGGGCCTTCCAGCCGGAGGATTCTGGTGTCGTCACTGTTTTTGATCCAGTTCCAGAATTTCTTCATCGGTTTCTCCTTCCATTTTTCCGTGGCTTACTCTCACTCAGCCGGTTATCGCTGTCAGGTTCTTCTTCCGGGTCTTGCTCCTCCGACTGTGTTTGCTTGGGCTGATTCTGCTGGACTGACGCAGCTTTATTCTGCTGTGCCACCCCGGCGTCTTTCAGTTTCACATACCCGCCGTTCAGGTAGTAGTCATCTCCTCCCTCCTCTGCCGGGATGAGGTCCATGTTCTCAAGACGATGCACATCATTCGGAGAAAGAAAGCCGTTGCTTATTCCTGTCGCGTAGCCGTTCATCCGGCTCTGGTAGTCGCCACGGAGCAGACCGTCCACATTGAATTTCGGGAAGTAGGTGTCCTGCTCCTCTTCCAGCAGCAGATCCTTAATGATGCCCTGCTCAATGCGGACAAGCCACGGGGTCAGGGAATGCATCACAAAATTCAGCGACTGGTATTCAATGTTGGAAAAAGTAGCTCTCGACAGGTCGGCCACCAGATGCGGAGGCACACGGAAGATGCGGCAGATCTCCGTCACAGAGAACTGCTTTGTTTCGAGGAATTGGCTGTCCTCTGGCGGCAGGGAGATTGGCTTGTAGGCCATGCCCTCTTCCAGCACAGCCACACGGTGGGCATTGGCGGCACCGCCGTATGCGGCCTCCCAGTTATCCCGGACACGGTTCGGGTCTTTTAAGACACCAGGGTGTTCCAGTACACCGCTGGGCTGTGCGCCGTTCTTGAAAAAGGAAGAGCCGTACTTATCCACCGCAATGGAAGTGCCGAGGCTGTTCTTCATCATGGCGATTGGCGAGAAACCGATCAGACCATTGAACCCCAGTCCCGGCACATGAAAGATCTCGTCCCGACGAAAGTAGATATCCTTGTTCTGCTCTCCCGGAACTTCGTCCGTGTATGCGTGGTAGATATAGTAGAGTTCTCCGCTTTCGTCCCGATCCACCTCGACGTTTTCCGGCAAAAGCGGATACAGACCCAGTACTGTATTCTTTCCGTCCCGGACGATCTGTGCGTAGGCGTTGCCCCAAAGAAGCAGATGGGTCATCAGCGTTTCCCAGAATACAAAGGATGTCATTTCTGGGTTGGGCTGGCGATACAGAATCTTGTACAGTGGATGATCCCTCGCCTTTTCCTTGTTGCCGTTATCGTCTGTCACCCGGTACAGATGCAGCGGCAGTGCCGCAATGGACTCTGCCAACAGACGGACACAGGCATACACAGTCGGAATCTGCATGGCGGCTTTCTCATCCACCTGCTCCCCGGCATTGGAACGGCCAAACACAAAGGTCTGCCCGGAATCGCGGACGTTATCCGTGACCTGCGGCAGACCTTCTTTTGGCTGTTCTGTTTTGGGAGAATCCCTTGGGTTCTCAAACCCCATCCATTCCCAGAATCCCATTAAGCCTTATCTCCTTTCTCCAGCTCCGGCAGACCGGCAAGGCTGGTGCCGAGGGACGCAACGCCTGCCACGATCACTGCACTGCCGACCGCCATCCAGTCCACCGTGCCGCCGGGCATCTGTGTCACGACCAGGGCCGCGCCGGTCTGGAACATCGTCTTTGCAGCACGGATACCGGCTGCCTTCCACCATTCTGCGCTCATCAGATACTTCATAGCTTTTTCCTCCAAATCTTCATATCAAAAAACGATCATGTCACGTTCGTCGTAGACGCTTCCCTGCTGCTGTCCTTCATTTCGGATGCAGCGGTCCAGTGCCATGATCGCAGCGACGATACCATCGATCTTCTCCGGCGACTTCGCCTTGGTCGGCTTGATGTTGCCAGCCGGGTCGGTATCCACGACCACATTCCCCGCCATCCATGCCATGACCGGATTGCCGCCGTGGATAATCCTGCCTTCCATCAGGAGCTTGTAGAGCTCCTTGGTAGGCGGGCTCATATCTTTAAAGCTCTGACCGAAAGGAACGACTGTGAATCCCATCCCCTCAAGGTTCTGGGTCATCTGCACGGCTCCCCATCGGTCAAAGGCAATCTCCAGAATGTGATAAGTCTTGCCCAGCTCCTCGATGACCTTTTCGATAAAGCCGTAGTGGATGACATTTCCCTCGGTCGCCATCAGGTAGCCCTGCTGGTACCAGACATCATACGGAACGGATGCCCTGCGCACACGCTGGGGGATCGTATCCTCCGGAATCCAGAAAAACGGAAGCATGATGTATTTTTCTTCCGGGGTTCTGGGCGGGAACATCAGCACAAAAGCCGTGATGTCTCCGGTGCTGGACAAGTCCAGTCCGCCATAACAGTCACGGCTTTTGAGGGCTTCCAGATCGATTGGCTGGTTGCCGAGGTTGTAGATGTGTTCCGGGATAAACCGGGTCAGCGAGGACACCCACATGTTCAGACGGAGCTGCTTGAACACATTCTCCTCTGCCGGGTTATCAAGTGCTTCCTGGTACGCATCCCGGACACGCTGGATCTGGATGGTCTGGCCGAGAGAGGGATTGGCTTTATACCAGTTGGCTTCATCGTGCCAGTCATCCTCATCGGTCAAACCATAGACCACGGGGTAAAATGTGTGATCGATCTTACGTCCGGCCAACAGGTCAAGTGCCTTCATGTGGAGCTCGTAACAGATGCTCTCCTTGTCCGTGCCGGCCGTGGTGATCAGGAAGAACAACGGCTGCTCACGGGCATCACCGGAACCTTTGGTAAGGACATCGTAGAGTTTTCGGTTTGGCTGGGCATGAACCTCATCCAGAACAAGACCTGACACGTTCAGGCCGTGCTTCGTACCAACTTCGGCAGACAGGACTTGGTAGAATCCTGCGTTCCCGTAGTTCACGATGCGCTTGGTGGCCGCCATGATCTTGCACCGTTTCAAAAGTGCCGGAGTCATCTGCACCATCTGATGGGCAACATCAAAAACGATGGATGCCTGCTGGCGGTCAGCTGCAGCGCCATAGACTTCGGCAGACGGCTCGTTATCGGCAAACAGCAGATACAGAGCCACCGCAGCGGCAAGCTCGGATTTGCCGTTCTTCTTACCGATTTCGACATAAGCCGTGCGGAACTGACGGTTTCCTCTCTCGTCCACGATACCAAACACATCCCGGATGATCTGCTCCTGCCAAGGAAGCAGCCAGAACCGCTTGCCCGCCCACTTGCCTTTGGTATGGCGCAGGTTTTCGATAAAAGTCACTGCCCGGTCTGCTTTTGCGGCATCGTAGTGGCAGGTCGGAAGCATGAACCGGCTGGGCTTATAGTTCTTCAGTTTCGGATAGTTTTTTGGTCGGCACTCTGCCATCAGCTTCCACCTCCTCCCAGCAGATTTTCCATCTCATCGGCTGCATCCGCAGGACCACCGTCCGAAGCAATGATCCGGCTTCGAGAGGACGGGGTCAGACCGAACTGCTCAGCGAACTTGTTCATGATCTTCAGATAAGTCTGGGCGATGGACACCTGCGGCACCTGCTGCCAGTAGCCGGACGGGGTCTTGACGATAGTGCCATGCTGGGTGATGAACTCCTCAGCCTCCTTCCATCGGGCATACGCCTGACAGTAACCGGCGAAGGCTGCCATATCCACTTCGGTCAGGATGCCGATGGCTTCCATCTGTTTGGCAAGTCTGCGCCATTCTTTCTTTGCTTCCGGCTCCAGCCACTTTGGACAGGCCGGTGCTTTCTTGTTGGGCTTCGGTTCGCTGGTATTCAGCGGATGCTTGCCCGGATTACCTTCCAGTTCCTTCATGGCGGTCGGCTTTGGTTTTCTGCCTCTGGTAGCCATTGGCTTCCCCTCCCTTCTGCAAAAATGGGTAAAGAAAAAGGACCTCCGAAGAAGTCCTTGTAATAATATTTTCCCAAGCAGGAAACTTTTCCGTATATTAAGTAAATAGTTTCCCATTTCGGAAACTTTATATAAAACACATCGGATACGAGGCACAGCCCCATTTCGGGGCGTGTACCTTTTGGGTGCTGTTAGGCGTTGGGGTTGGCTTCCTTCCAAGCCTCGTACTCATCGACCAGCTCCGCTTCCTCGA